GGTCACTACGATGAGCCAGAAATCCTCCCTTATGAAAACACCTCAATATGTCCCAGGGGTGCTGACGTCAGACACAGCATGATCTACTCCACGATCTCAAAATGCACCAGATCGTCAAACTGGTTGTCCTTGACCTCAAAATCCATTGACCAATCACCGCCCCAGCGGAGTTCGATGCCCATGGCCTTGGCCGTTGCCAGCACGAAGCCAGCAAACAGGGTCTGGCGCTCCCGGTCGTCCCAGACGATGGGATATGGCGTCACATCGACGGCCAACATCCTACAAAGCTTCTGATGAAATTGCCCCAACACCAGCTGCCGATGTGAGATACCACTTGAAGTTACAAAAAAGATCTCGTATAAATTCTTCAACATCAAGAGTAGGGCTGACGCCCTCGCCAACCTGCCAAACCCGGCAAGGTGGTGTCCTGAAAGGGAGATGTGGCCAAGGACGGCAACTAAAGGGTCCACAGCCAGTCAGATCGTCAAACCTCCTCAGGAAACTGAAGGAGAATTTTAATGTCTACGAAGCGACGTACTCACGACAACGACGCTGACTTCATAACGTCCGGCGGAGCGCGCCTATCCGATGTGCCAGAGTTTGCTCGAAGCCATATTGAATGGATGGACGGGGTGCATGGTGCTGCGACAGATGGCTTGCCGTTAGAATCTGATGTAGCTGTTGCCGACATTCTCAATTCCCTTCCAGAGCTTCATCCTAAGCGTCCTCGAGGGTCGAAGGCGATGATCGACGCGAATGGCGCCAGGTGCCGCCTGAAACACTGTCGCTCCGGCGCTTGGCTCATCAGTCCCTTTACCGGAGAACATTGGGCGGTTTGGCCCAACGGCCATATTGGATGGGTCCCCAAAAGCTTAGCCTTGCCTAGCGTTTTGCGGGTCTCAAACCGCCCCGACGTCCAGTAGAGAATGCCGATGTTGAGAATTTCAAACAAAGGCCTTCCTGTTCATTCACTGTATGTGGGCAGTCGTGATGGCAAAGCCTTCTCCGACGTGGATAGACAGTCTGTGACCGAGGTGGTCGGTAACTCTTTCGACTGTTCCACGTTCATTGATGCCAGCGGCCATTTCCAAGGTCGCAGTGTCGCCACGCTTCTCATAAATATCGCAACAGATGATGGGGCATCTGTCGAAGAGCTTGCCCGTAGCCTGGGGATACTTCTGGACCAGCGAGTTGTCGGCATTGAGACTGCCGGGATCTATCGATCAATTTACATGGGCTGATCCACCTTACGGATCGGGGTTTTTGAATCCAGCTTGCGCCCCCGGCACGACGCCAAAGCCGCTAAAGAGGAGACCTGACCATGTCACGTCACAGCCATCGCCCGACAGGAACACAAAGTTCCGATCATGCTACTGCCAGCAGTTCATTACTCAGCGACATCGGATTGATAGGCCTTTCCGATCTCGAACCCATCATACTGGCTGCCTTGGCGACGGAGGAGCCGTTGCTTCTCATCGGACCCCACGGAACGGGCAAGAGCCTCTTGCTGACCCGGATCGCCGAGGCATTGGGACTGGCGTTCCGGCATTACAATTCGAGCCTTCTCAACTTTGATGATCTCGTAGGGTTCCCTTTGCCAAACAAGAATGGCTCGTTGGAGTATGTCAAAACACCGGCTTCGATCTGGGGAGCCGAGGCCGTGATATTCGATGAAATCAGCCGCTGCCGTCCTGACATCCAGAACAAACTATTTCCCATCATCCACGAACGCAGGGCACAGGGAATCCTCCTGGATGGCCTGCGGTATCGCTGGGCGGCGATGAACCCGCCAATGTCGGAAGACGACGATGAGGGCTATCTCGGTTCCGAACCGCTTGACCCAGCTTTGACGGACCGATTTGCATTCGTTGTAAATATGCCGTCGTGGGATCGATACAGCGAGGAAGAGCAACTCGCGATCATTCTCTCGGACGACAGTGCCGTGGCAGCAGGTTCGGCGGCGAAATTCCGTTCTGCCGTGGCGTCGACCGATGAGGCCCTACTATCGATCAAGGTGTCGATTGGCGATGCCGTGGCTGTTTACGTTAGAACCCTCGTCGCGCTCCTTGCTCGAGCGGGCATCTCTCTCAGTCCGCGCCGAGCAGGGATGCTCCGGCGTTCCGTCCTCGCGGTACATGCTGCAGCCCTGACACTTAACGCTGATGCTAGCCCTGCGAATTCGGCACTCCTTGCCGTGCGCAACGGTCTTCCGCAAATCGCCGAAGGGCGCGCCATATCTGAAACCAAGCTTCTTGGCGCTCACCGTGAAGCCTGGAAATTGGCCGGTGTCAAACCGGGGGATCCTCTTCGCGCGATCTTAACCACAGCCGACCCCGTCGACAGGGTTCGTCTAGCAGTGGCGGCTTCAAAGCTCTCCAAGGGAGATTTCTCATCGATTATCTCCGACGCTATCTCGCTATTGGCGCCTGGCGCTCGGGAAGCCGCAATCGTCCACCTGTTTGAGACAGGTGCCGTCGGGCGACTGAATGCGGCGGTGGCCGAACAATCGGCACAGATCTACGCGGATGTCGCGACACCCTTAGAATTTTCGGAGACTGTGCATGCCCGCAGCCCGAAGTTCCTGATCTGGAAACGGATCAAGGATATCCTCTCTCGCCTCAATCCAAATGACCCTCGTGCCCGCTTGTCGGCCAATGCACTCGCCGCCTGCTACGCGAAGAAGCAATTCGATGCTCCCGAAGATGCTAATACGGCGTTTGACGCTTGGACGGAGGCCGATGGCCGTCTGTCGGGAGGGGCAGCATGATTGAAACTGCTCAACTTCTCAACAACATGTCGACGCCGCCGAAGTCAGTCGTCAAATACAGTGGGCTTCGGAAAAACGCTGAGGTAACTGACATTCATGGCACGGGCGCTGGGTGGCTCCCGGCATCGAACAACGGCGCATTCGGGTCTTTCATAACCTTCCGATTGCCCAAAAACCTACGCCGGTGCGGTGCAAAAACCATTCTTGAGCGTCTCGGTTTGAAGTCAGGTTCAGCGCCCGAAAAGACGCTTCTCGATCTGATCGAGGCGCGGGCCAGAGAACTTGTTCTGCCGGACGCCTGCGTGGTCATACCCACGAAAATCGACCATCCCTGTCCTTGGCCGGACCCGCTGGCCATCCTCGCCGTTATTTCGAAATCTTCCGCCAGCATCTGGCTCCGAAGCAAAACGCCTCGTTTGTCCGTGCTCCGGAAAACCCCAGCAATTTCTCTTCTCGTACCTCCCGCATTTGCGGCTCAGATTGAGGGGCCGCCGTCATGAACACCATTGAAGAACAAGTCCTTGATTGCTTTCCTAGTGGTAGCTATGCGTTGTCGGCGCTGCTTCGGCTCGTGGATATCGTCGAGAGCGATCAGGTGCCGACTGCAGCTGTCGAATGTCGCATTCAGCCGCGTTTGCTGATCAATCCGGACTTCGTCAACCGTCATGCCAATACGCCAGAACGGCTTTTGATGCTGGTGATGCACGAGCTTCATCACGTTCTCCTGGGCCATACTACTCTATTCAAGACCGTGACAAATACAGACAACTTTGTCTTTGACTGCGTCATCAACGCGGTGATCTCCAGGATGTTTCCGCAAGACGAGCATCTGTCGTTCCTGACCGACTTCTATTCGGACAAGGCATTTCCGGAGTGCCTGCTCCGCCCACCTGCTCGGTGGAATGGAAATATCGTCAAGGCCTTGCCTCGGGCCATCTGTGATCTGCCAGGAAAATACCATGGCGAAGTCGCGGAAGTGTACCGGAGCCTCTATTCCGAAACGGGGATCACCTACCAGGAAATCCACGACATTCTGCCGCGACTACTTGACGATGACGCTGTCACCCTCGCCCCGCTCCTGGGAGGTCATGACAAGGATGGTACGAACAAGGGAGACCTCGATAATCGATCGCCGGTCTTGTTCGACATCGTTCGGAGTATCGTCGAGGAGTGGCCGCAACCACCTGATCCGATCCGGGGTCGTTCCCTGGCGGATATCATCGAATCTGAAACGATCTCCATGCGTTCATTGCCGAGCAATCGGCAGATCCTGCGGGGAATTCTGATGAAGGTTGCCGACAAGAACGGCTATGGGCGAATCCGTCAATGTGGTGACAGCAGCATGGTCACGCCAACACCCATACCCGTGTTCGACCGCCGCTCGACGGTACTGCGGGCACTGGGCGCGGATCCGCTGTTCTATACGGGCTCAATAACGCATCGGCGCCGGATACCATTGGGTGCCCTCGTCCACCATTCTGTTCTGGCGCTCCCTGTCCCTGTGACCTTCCAGGATGGTGCAGTCAAAATCATGCACCACCCGCAGTAAGACCTGCTGTAGGCGCGTATCGCAGGTGGTTAGATTGGAGATCGACTTGTCTGAAAATCGCGGCATCGTTGTCCTCCATTGAACAAGGTTGAATATTGCCAGGCCGTGTCATGGAACGCGGCCATCCCTGGAATGGAAACGGCCGCCCGAAGACGGCCGCGTGGTTGTGTATTTGGACGAGGTTTGGCTAGATCTTGCCCTTGATGGCGACGGTGATGCCGAGCCACAACATGGCCAGGGCGCCGGTGACGATGGCGGTCATGAGAACCAGGCGAAGACGCAGTCCGATTCTCTCCGAGACCTCCCGCTGTCGCCTGAGATAGGCGAGATCGGCCTGCATTCCATGAGGATCGTCTGCGTCGACGCCCAGGGTATGCAGGGTTTCGCGAACAGCCTCGCGGGCTGCCTCGCGTGCGGCCTCCCGCACCAGGCGCCGGATCTGGTCTTCGGTCATGTTTTTTGGCCCTTTGCCGCCGGATCGGTGAGCCGGTCATCGCCCGGTCCCTGGCCCGGCATCGCGGGCGCGGGCCAGAGCTGCAGACCCAGCACCTCGCTCTCGGCCATGAAGACGCGATCATGATCGGCGCGGGGCACGGCATCGAGCTGGCCGAACCGGCCGGCCGCGCCACCGATCACACCGTTGAGCACACCGTCGCAGACCAGCAAGCGCCGCCCCGCCGCCACCGTGACCGTGCCGCCGGGGGGCAGATGCACGAATTCCCGGCCATAGGGCAGCAGGCCGATGCGCGGGTTGAGGCGAATGCAGAACCAGCGTGCCGTCTCCCCGGTGCAGATGAAGCGGTAGCTGCCGGGGCGGAGGCCGCCAGGGGGGTTATGGAAGCTGTTGAAGCCCCGGTGGCGCACCATGCAGGCCTGGCCGTCCCTGATCAGGGTGATCTCGCCGGCCACCTGCACGATATGCTCGGGCGCGTGTTCGTTGGGCACCCGGGTCTCGATCACCCGGTGCCGCGCCTCGCCCCGGCGCAGGTGGCAAAAATGCGCGGTCCAGGGCCCGAACATGCAGCGCGTCTGGCGACCCAGGAAGGTGCGTAGATCGACCCCGGTGATCACTTCGCGGGTCATGGGCGCGGGGTCGCGGGCCAGTCGAGATCCCAGGGCCGACCGGCGAAGGTTTGCGGGATATCGCGCAGGGCCTGGCGATAGGCGCGCCAGGGCGCGGACAGCGCCGTGCCGGCCTCGGCGGCGCGGATCACGGCGATGTCGCTGACGAACAGCTTGCGGTCGCGCTCCTGGCGGACCTCGGCCATCAGGGCGGCGATATCCCCGGCCTCGAGGGGCACGGCATCCCAGACCCGCCGCCAGGTGCCGTCACGGCGGACTGGTTGGCCGAGCACCACCCGGTGTCCGGGCGGTGCCGGATCGGCGGGGCTTGCCGGGACCCCCGCATAGCCGTGCGGCGCCAGGGCCGCGTCATCAAGTCTCTCAAGCGCGGCGGGCAGGGAGACGTGGCGCAGGCGGCGGCGCAGAATACCTTCGGACACGGGCCATTCGAGGACGGCGCCGGTATCGGGGTCTATTCTGGCATAGAGCATTATTCGGCCTCTTGCGGTGGCAGAAACGGCGCGGCGAGAGGACGCAGTTCGGCCCGCAATTGCATGGCCAGGCGGTAATGGGCGCGAATGCGCGCCTCGAGATCGTCCATGTCGAGGAACAGCAGGCCGGACGCCTCCCAGGCGGCCAGCTCGTCGAGGGCCTGGGCGGCATCGTCCCGGCGCCACAGATGGCGGTAAATCGGGTAGAAGGCGCCACCGGCTTCGCGGCGGAAGTCGGAGATGTTCGAGACCCGTTTGCCGTGGGCCATGGCCAGTAGGCCCAGTTCGCTCGAGGTGGTATGCCAGAGCTGCCCGGCGGCCAGGACGCAGGCGACGCCGCTGGCGTCACGGGGCAGGATGCGGTCGAGGCCGTAATGCAGGCCCAGGGCGCGAAGGTCGGCCTCCGTTGTCAGGGGATGGGGCTTGATCATCACCTCCTCGTGCTCGAACATCAGGCGGGAGAGGGCCTCCCGGGAGACCATCCAGGAGAGCTGGTTCGAGCCCGGCAGCAGCACCACCCTGGCCGGGGGGCGGGGGAGGTCCTGGAGGTGGTATTTATCCTCTGGTTGGGCGCGCAACCGCCGGCACAGGGCATAAGGCCGGCGTTGGCGGTTGACGGCGGCGAGGGCCATGATCCGGCAATTGATCTCGGTGCTCTGGGTGGAGAGGTAGATGCCGCCCAGGAGGTCGGTGTAGCGCCACTCGGCGAAGCCGGTGTCCTGGCCCGCCGAGACGTCATATGACGGCGGGAAGGGCGCCAGTTCGCGGATCATGTCCTCCAGCGCCGTGAACCGGGCGGTGTCCCGGGCCCGCGTGGCGCGCTGGCCCAGCATGGCGCGCGAGGTGGCGGCGTCGTCCAGCCGTCGCCCCCCCTCATGCCCGCCGCATCACCATTCGGTGATGCGCACGGTGGCGGTGGCGGTGTCATGGGCGGTGTTATAGGCGGTGTCATGGGCGGTCTCCACGCTGGTCGGGGCGAGGGTAGCGAAGGAAGTTAGGTAGGCAGTGGTGTAGGCGGTGGTATGCGCGGTGAGGCGTGAGGTGCCGTGGGCGGTGCCCTGGGCGGTGCCGTGGGCGGTGCCATGGGCAGTATTGCGCGAGGTGCCCCGGGCGGTGCTCCGGGCGGTACTCCGGGCGGTGTTCCAGTAGGTGTTATACCAGTAATCCTTGCCCTGCAGGGTCTGGCGCCAGGTCTGCCACCCGGTCGACCAGGCGGTGGACCAGGCGGTGCTGAAGGCGGTGGCGTAGGTGGTCGAATAGGACGTCGACCAGGCGGTCGAATAGGACGTGGAAAATGCTGTCCCATGGGCGGTGTTATGGGCGGTGGCGCGGGCGGTCTGGCGGGTGGTTGTGTATGTGGTCGACCAGGCGGTGGCATGGCTGGTCTGCGCAGTGGTGACGTAGGAGGTCTGGGTGGTTGTCGCATAGCTGGTCTGCCGGCGCAATCGCGCGCCCCCGAGACGCCGCCAGATGAAGGGCTCAGGCATCTTGGATCAGGGCGGAACCGAACCAGGTGGCGCCGCCGTCCATGGTGACGAAGGAAAAGATATCGTATTGACCCGGGGTGGCGGTGAGGGTCGGGGCCGCGCCCCGGGGCCACTTGACGCCGGCGGGCCAGGTAATGGCGTAGGCGCCGGTGACGGCGAGCTTGAGGGTAAAGCCCCGCGCCGTGCCCGGGGCCGGGGGATTGGCGAAGGTGAGAGCGGTAATGTTGGCATCAAGGGTCACCTCGAAGATTTGCGCCGTGGACAGATCGAGGCTCAGGCTGCCAGACGCGATTGACGGGCTGGCGGTGGCCTCCCCGTAGGTGAGAGGTTCCACATGGCCCGGCAGCACCACGTTGCCATTGGCATCGACCGCAATACGGTGGTGATTGGCCAGATCCAGGTTACCGCGGGCCCCGGCGGCGGTATCGGCGCCGGTACCGCCGAGGGTGACGGCCAGGGGCCCGGCGCCCGCTGTGGCCAGGTTGCCGCCCATGGTGATGGACCAGTCCGTATGGCTGCCGCCGCCAAGGGTGGAGGAGATATTGACGGTAGCCGCCCCCGTCGCGCCGTCCCAGGCGGTGATCTCGCCCTGCATGTAGGTGGCGGACGGCGCCCCGGTGCGAGCGATGCGCACAGGCATGCCGGGGGCGAAGGCGGGGATCTGGCCGCTGGCGGTGGTGATGGTCAGGGATCTGACGCCGAGGCCCACCGTGAGCGCGTCCGCCGAGACGCCATGGTAGGCGTTGGCCACGTGTTCGACGAGCTTTTCCAGGGCTTTCGGGAAGCCCAACGCCTCGTCGGCGTAGGTGTTGCCCTGGAAGTTGGCCTCGGTGAAGGTCATGCCGCCGATGATGTGGGAAAAAGCCATCAAACCAGCTCCTCGATGACAAAGCGTTTGGAATAGCGCTCGAAGGATGGGTTAGCCATGGGCGTGGTCTCGCCCAGGGTGCCGTAGATCGCCAGGCGGTGCAGATGACGGGGTTGGTCCGCATCGACGATGGCAAGGACATCGCCGGCGATGCCCTTTTCCCGGTCGAGCTCATGGGCTCGGCCGAGCATCTCATCGGCGCCCAGATGATCGAGGGTGAAACTCAGGCGGCGGCGCAGGGGCAGCGGATCCACGTACAATTGCCCGCCGCGGGAGCGAATGGTGCGGCTTTCGTCCACGTGCCGGAGTTCCCAGCCGTAAGCGAGGTTGCGGCTGGGCTGCCAGGCCGGGGCGGCAATGAGGCGGCCGGCCTGGAGAAAGCCGTCGGGATTATCCTGGTCGTCGAGCTCCAGGCGGAGATGGCGGGCGAAGAGCGGTGTTGTGAGGACGTGATAGGCGGAGATGCCGTAGGTTCTGGCCTCGTCGGGGTCGAGCTTGCCGCCCCAGATGAACTCGCCCCACAGGTCCTGGCCGAAGGGCGTGATCTCGGGCCAGATATCCCGCCAGCCGGTGTCGAGAAGAGCCGCGGCAAAATCCGCCGCATCGCTCAGACGAAGCCGCCAGCGGCCCCCCTGGGTCAGATTGTGGCGCAACAGGGCCAGGAGCGAGATCGTGCGGGGGGCGCCCAGGTCTAGATCGAACCGTGTGCTGGCCAATGCCGTATCGGTGCTGCGCGCCAGCCTTGTCGGCTGGCGGTCCTGGAGGTTCGCCAGAGGCAGGGTGGCCACCCAGGAGCCCGCCGATAGGATCCCGGCGTCGGCCCGGTTGCGGTCGGCGATCAGGATGTTACCCATTGTCCAGCCTCATTTGTTCAACCTCATTTGCTCAGCCCCAGAGCGTCAGTTCGACCTGGTTGAGGGCGGTGTCCTCGACCAGGCCGATGATCCGGAACAGCTTGCCGGCCTGGAGACCGAAGCGGGGATAGACGAGACGTACAGGGTCCGCCAGTTCCAGGGCGAAGGGCTGGGTCTTGAGCCGTACCCGGAAGAGATCGCGGTCGGCCCCGTAGAGGTTCAGCAGGCGGGCGGCCTCCGTGGTTGCCGCCGTGTCGCCGTCCAGCAGGGTGTTGATCTCCAGATCGCCGGCCAGGGGGTGCTTGGCAAGCACCGAGCCATCCTCCGCCGTCACATAGCGAACATCCCGCGCCGTGAAGGCGCGCCGGGCGGCGGTGACGGCGGCGTTCAGCTGGAAGGCGGCCTGGACGGTCCCGTTCGGTTGGTAGCCCAGGCGCACCCGGTGGGCGGGCAATGCCGTCGCCTGGCGGACGATCTCCAGGATCTCGACTTCAGAGAAGGTCGCCGCTGGCGTGCCGCCTGGTGTCACGAGACGTCCCACTTCGAACTTTCCGGAACGATCAAAGCCGTAGTAACCGCCGATGCTGGCGATCAACTCGTCGAGCACCGCGAGTACGGTTCTGTTGGAGGCGCCATCGATGTATGCGCCGACAGTGTTGCTATTGGCCGTATTGAGCGCCATGAAGCTGGCGCTATCGAGGTCGCCGGCGCTAAGGTTGCCCTGGCTGGTGACGATCTCCTCGACGATGTCGGCGACGGTTGTCAGATAAGTGCCGCTCGGCTTCGCGCCTTTGACATCGCACGTTACCTGTTCGGTCAGTGGTGCTCCACCCACGGTGACGAACCCGGTGGCCACGTCGACCGCATATTGGTTTGCCGTCGGCGTGCCAACGATCCTGGTATAGGCAATGCCGCCCACATAAAGGGCATCCACATCGCTGATGGCGCCGTCGTGGACCTGATAGCGGCCCGCACCCGGATCTACCATGACCGGGCGAATATTAAGCACCCGGCCAAAGGCCAGGGGTTTTCGCACACCGGTAAGATCAGAACCGCCCTCGTTGCCACCGGTGCCGGCATACAATGTCCCCTGGACGGGTTTGGCCAGCTTGTGCTGCCAATCCCGCAGGCGGACGGTGAGCACTTCGTCGGTGACTTCGATCTGCTCGGCGGTGCCATCGAACACGAGGCCGAAATCACCGTAGGCAAAGTCATCGCCGCCCAGGAACACCCGCACGCGCCGGTCGTCCCAGCCAAATGTCAAAAATCCATCCAGGCCGCCATCGGCGTTGGCGAGGGCGATCTCGCCGAAATTGGGTATCGAACGGCCGCCGATCAGACCGCGCTGGAACAGGTGGCGTTCGAAATTCAGCGCCGAGACCACCCGTGGTTCAAAATACTGGCTTGCAGGACTGTCCGTCGGTTTGGTGACGAAGCCATGGTCCGAGTGATAGAGCGTGACCACGGCACTGGCGCCTGGATCATAAGGCTCCAGGATCACCAAGTAGCGCCGGGCCGCGTAAGGATCGGCCAGGAGGTCGGTGAAGGCACTCATGCCGCGCGGACCCCGGCGGCGGCCTGGCCGGCGAGAACCCGGCGCAAGTCGCGTTTCACATCAGCGAGCTCGGCCCGGGTGGCGATCAGTTCCCGCTCGAGCCGCTCGCCGCGCAGATCGGCGATCCGGGAACCATGTTCAATGGCGCCTACGACGTCTCTGTTATCGTTGCTGACCGATACCTGGACCGGTATACGGCCCCGGTTCATGGCTTCGAGCGCAGGTTGCCCTATGGAGGTGACGGCATTGCGGCGCATGATGAACTCGCCCGGGCTGAGAAGTGCGGGCACGGTATCGGGACCGCGCACCAGCCCACCGGTAGCGAATCCAGGTAGATTAGAGACAGAATCCCTGACACCGGCGGCCGTGTGCTTTGCATCGCCATAGCTGGCGGTGATGCTATCCAGAAGATCACCAAAGGCTGGACCCACCACCGCGCCAAGATCAAAGGTTCGGCTCGAGGCTGCGCCGGGGAGAACATCCTGGATCTGGCTGCCCAGCAGACCCTCTCCGCCACCGCCGATCCCGATGGCGCCGAGGATACCCCGTTTGGCCACGGCCTCGCCGGCGAGCCGGAGCACGGCAGGGGTGCTCAGATTGCCGCCAAATATGCCAGAGGCAAAGGAAGAGGCGACACCGCCCGCCAACCGCGAGATCAGGCTCGATGACACGGCGCTGATACCGGGAATGACAGAGGAGCCAAAACCAAGTGCCGCAGCCTGGGCCGCGCCTGCCGCCGGCAGAAAAGCGCCAGCCAAAGCACTGCCGAGGCCTGGTAAAGCCAGGGAGGCAGCCAGAGTAAGCAGGCCCTGGGGCGTGGCCAGGCTCTTGACCGCATTCGCGGCACCCTTGACCACGCTTTTGACGGCGCCGGTGATCTTCTTGACGAAACCGCCAAAACCATAGTGCGGTATGCCGTCGGGGCCGATCGAGGGCGACAAGGTGCCGTCGTTGGCCGCGGCGATGGCGGGGAGACCAAGGCGGCGCACGGCCTTTGCGGAGAGAACGAATTCGCCTGGGCTGAGCAGGGCCGGGATATTGTCGGATCGGTCATGGCCAGGGCCGGTGACCAGGCCGCCCTCGGCGAACTTGAAGAAGTCGATGACCTTGTCGACCACGCCGCCGCCGATCTTGGAACCAATGGTCTGCACCGCCCCCGAGGCAGCGCTGCCGGCAAAACTCACCGTCGCCTTGGCGGC